GGGATGACTGGGCGCGGGCGCCAGTTTTTGACCTGTGTCAGCTGCGTCTGGGCCTGCATGAGGCTTTCGTTCGCTGCCAGCACTGCGTCTGTGTCACCCGCCTCATACGCTTTGCGGTAGGCCGCCCGAGCAGTCTCCACCTGTGCCGTGAGAGCCGCGACCCGACTCTCTACAACCGACTTGCTGCCCGAGTTAAGCCGCGTTGACAGGCTTCTATTCTCATCCGACACCGACCGGGCGTACTTGATGGCCTCTTCTCGGACGCGCTCTGCAGCCTCGCGTTGCCGCCGTTCCTCGTGGGCCGTGAATGTCAGCTTTTTGATGCGCTTCTGGACCGCTTCGCTGTAGCCCTCCAGATCATCCTCATCCTCCTTGCCCGCTTCCACCGCTTTGGGTGTCTCGCCCTCCGGGAGGCGCGGTTTGTCACTTTCAGGAATATCCGAAACAACTTCGATCTCGAACTCTTCCGCTTCTGCTGTGCCTGTTTTCTCATCTGCCATGGTCAAACCCTCTTATAGCCGCGTGGATCGTCTACGACGGCTTCCACGGTGTCGTCATTGATGATGCGAAATTCCTGATCTTCCACAGAAATTCGGGTGCCCGAATAGGCGCGAAAGATAACAAAATCTCCCTCCTTGCAGTATGGACCGTTTGGAAACTTCTTCTTGTCCGCGTAGGCGTCCGGACCCAAGGCGAGGACCAGCCCCACCACGCTTGCCACGCTTTCACGGTCTTTGTGGGAGTCTGGGAGTAGCACGCCCCCGTCGGTCTTGTCCGCCACCTTGAGCGCCGCGATCATTATGCGGTAGCCTGTTGGTGTGGGCATCCTTAGCGGACTAACGCCCTCAGTTGTCTCGTCTTTGTACATGATAGTCTCTCTTCTTTTGCAGCCCGAAGGCCGGGGGTGCGGTTAGCCGTCTTCAGCTACCCGTATTCGATCAATCTGCTCATCAAGGTGTAGCACAGCAGCTCGGAGCCCTTTGATCCGGCCGCATACATCTCTGTATGCCCCGATCCCTTCAAAGTCTCCCGTCACCATGTACTCCTTGAGAGTTTCTATGTCCTCCAGAAATTTCTTCCTGACGATGGTCAGTTGGTCCATTACTTGTCCTTCGCACCGGGTGGTTTAGCCTTTCTTGCCTCGCTGGTTTTCAGCGTGACTTCATTCTTAGCCAGCTCTTTGCCGATGGAGACCCCCATCTTGGCCCCCTCCGTGCGCTCTTTGCGTTGGCTGGCGTCCAACTGCGTCGCCAGACGCGCCCCAATGCTGGCCGCGTCTCTCTGACGATCGCTCTCCAGTCGTTCTTTCTGGAGGTCGATGTCGGCCTGTTGTTTTTTCTCTTTGAGGGCCAGCTCCTGCACGTCCTTGAACGCGTTGTGGACAGCCTTCTTCTCCTCCAGCGCCGCCTCGGCCTTCTTGATGGCCAGCTCCTCGCGCTGAATGATGTTGAGCGGATCTTGCTCTTCTTTCTGCTTCTGCTCAGCAGCCGCCTCTTGGGCGTTCTTCTGCTGCAGCTTGCCAGCGGCCTGCGCCGCCAACTGCGACACCTCGCGCTCCAGATCCTCGGGGAGCAGCTCGGTCTCGTCCGGCATCGGGACGCCCAGCTGCTTCTGGATCTCGACGCGGTACTGGGCCGCGATATGCTCTGTTATGTGGGACGCCATTGCGCTCTGGATGGCCGAGGCAAACGGAGACTGCCCCACCATCTGCTGGATCTTGGGGTCCTGCGCCATAGCTGTGTGCACCGCGATGTGCGCCTCGTGGTCTTGGTACGGGAAGGACTGGACTGGCTCCTGCTTGAGGATTGCCATGTTCTCCGTCACCGGATCTCTTGGCTTGATGTCCTCTGGCAGTTTCACAATCTCATCTGGGTCCTGCAGTCCCAACACCTCGACCATGCCCCGGTGGAGCTTGGCAATGTTGTACACCTGCGGCGCCTGCGCGGACAACTGGAGAGCCGTCTGATACTGGACCACCCGCTGCGCCATTGTCGCCGCGTTGGGGTCCGATACCGGGATAACGTCTACCCGCCCGTCGAAATCATTGACCCTGTCAAACTCCTCATACCCCACGAAGTCGTACTTTGGAGGCATATACTCGTGGATGACGCGCGCGAGGAGCTTCAGCTCCCGGCCGAGCGATGCGTGGCACCGGGCTTGGACGCCTGACATCACCTTGAGCGTCCGCTCCAGCAAGGCCAGCGTAGTACCCACAGGAGCCTCTGGGTTCATATTCCCCACGTCCATATCCGCAATAGAGCCGATCCGGCGCCCTTCCTCCACGACATTGCCGAGAAGTTGGTAGAGCACGGCCGAAGGTTCTTTGTAGGGCAGGAACGCGATGTTCTCTTTGATTGTGCCGCCCGGCACATCGACGTCGCGGAACTCGCCCGGTTTGATGGGGTTGTTGTCCCCTTTGATGCGCATGCCGCGGGCCTTGAGGCCGCCCGGCAGGTTAGACAGCGTGCCTGCGTCAATAAGCTGCCGCATCAGGGACGTCGCTGAGCTGGCCAATCCACCGATAAGATGGATCAGGCCCGTGCCATAGAAGCCCATGCCCGGGAGGTACCGGTAGTGCGTGAAATACTGTGTCTTGCGCTCTGTGGGGTTCTCCGCGCTCTCGTCCCAGTTACGCCGTACGGCCAGCACCGTGCGCGACCCGCGGTCCACAGTAATGACGTAGGGCAGCGCCTGCCCGTCATAGTCGCTGTCAATCTCCAGATCAATTAGCGTATGGATCTCGAGCAGCTGGTGCCGGTCATCGTTCTCGATGGAGGGCGTCGTGCCCGACAGGCCGTCGTACGCGTCTTGGACCTCCTCTCGTATCGGAGAAGGTGCCGGCAAGTCTACCGCGCGGTAAAACCCCGACCGCTGCATCTGCTCCACGTAGATGGGCGTGCGCCGCAGCCGGTGAGTGTAGCGCTCAGACGTCTCCAGATCGGAGGTCCCGTAGTCCACAATAAAATCTTCTGCCGGAACAAACATAGCCACCGGGCGACGTCGCACAGGGTCGAAATAGATCTTCTTGAAGCTGGACCCTGCAAGTGGCAGGCGGAAGAGCATCTGCTCCATCTCGTCTCTGTACTCCGGCATCTTGTCTGTGAGTTGGTAGTTGAGCTCTTTGGACATGCGCTCGGCCTGCGCCGTTATCTCGGGGGTGGTCTTGCCAAGCACTTTTGTCTTGGCTGGGCCCGACGCTGGGAAGAGCTCCGACATAGCCTGCGCTTGGAACTGGACCACCGCCTCCGCCAGCAGCGGGTGGTACACGCCATTAGCGCCAAGCCACGGCTCCGTGCGCTCGTCTGTCTTGAACCCGAGGAGGGCCAGACCGGTGATGTAGGTGTCGCGCCAGTCCGCGCGGGTGCGGTCGTCCGCCTCCACGCTGGACACGAGGTCGGACCCCAGCTTTATGAGGTCCTCCTCCTCCATGAAGTCCGCCAAGTTCGCGTCGTGGTCTGGGGGAGGCGCTTGCTCCTCCTCGACGTCTGTGAAGTCGAACTCCACCGAGCCGTCCTCCAGCTGAAGCATGCGGGCCTCGTTGTGGAGGTCCATAGGGTCCTCGCGCGTGTTAATGTCCATTAGATATATTTCCTGCCCGTGAGATCTAGGCCCGCCTCTGCGGTCGTAAGCTGGGGCTGCTGGCGGGCTGCAGCCTGTTGGTTAGACGCTGCGCGCTGCGCTGCGAGATCCCTGTTCACACGCATGTCAGCCTGCTGCGCCTGCTGCAAGCGGCCCGTCATAGCCTCGCTGAGTGCCGAGTTATCGCGCAAGCCCCGTGGATTAGCCAGATTGAACATCTGCGCGCGCTGCTCTCCGCCATCCATGCCGGTCTGCTGTTGGACCTGCGCGCGTTGCTGATACTCCTGCATCGCCATCTGGCGCTGCTGGGCCTCCTGCGCTTGGCGCGTCGACATCTGGCGGCTTTGTCGGGGCTGGGCCTCCTGGATGTTGGGCTGCATCTCCTGCTGTGGGGGTCGCATCTGGGGCTGGCGGGCTGCAGCCTGTTGGACCTGCCCGCGCTGCTGATACTCCTGCGCTTGGCGCGCCGACATCTGAGGCTG